CGCCACTGCGGAGCGCCCTTGCTTGTTCTCACCTGTTTGTCTGCTGGCCGTAGGCGGCATACCTGACAGGTCTTTGGTTTGTCGGTCATTGCTTCATACCCCGCACATATGCCGCGAAGGAGGCGGCGGTGTCGCCCAATGAACGCATCTTGTCAAATTCTTTAGCAACTTCTTCCAACACTTCATTGCGATCAACGGGCACGATAAATTTTTCTTTTGGAAATGCATCGCGATACTTGATGTACTCCTCGTCAAACGCCTTGTCCAGTTCTGGTGTCTTCATGCAAATGCTCCACATTGAATAAATTAAAAAAACAAAACCAAGTGCGGCCACCCAGTGGGTGTGCATTGCCCAGCCATCGAGCAACACCAGCACCCAGCCAGTCACCTGCATCACGGTTGCTTGAAAGGTGTTCACATCGTGGCCTTTCCTTCGGCCCTGTTGTTCGCCTGCTCAGTGCGCCATATTTCCACGCGCAATTCAGCCGCCGTGATGTCCCATTTCAGACGCTCCTCAATAGCCACAGCCTCCCTCAATCCCTCAAGCAATTGAATCATCTCTGGGTGTGCATATGCTTCGCGCTCCTGCGCACCGATGGCGGTCTCCATCGACCGCTTCATCAAGATGCCCTTCAGGCTCTTGCGGTAATGCTCGATGTATGTGCGTTCGGCCTTTGCTTTTGCAAACAGCGCGGCGTTCTTCAGGATGTAGTCCACCGCTTTGTGTGGGTCTCGTTCTTCACTCATAAAACATTTTCCTTTTCTTTTCGCGATTGCGCTTGATGACCATCACAACGAAAGCCACAAAGCAAATCCAAAACATGAAGCCACTCATTGCCATGAATGTCCAAAAAAAATCTCCAAATGATTCAAACATTTATTTCTCCTTTTTTTTGTTACACGACCAGTAATACCAACACAAAAGAATCGTTGCAATCCAACACAACGCGCCAGTCAACATCAACATGATCATCAAAATATTAAAAAGGTCACTGACCATAATTTTCTTTTGCCTCCATCATTGCCTCCGCTTGCCTGTATGCCTCGTGTGCAATGTCCTCGTTCCTTGCGTTCTTTGGTGCAGTCTGCAACAGCGAGTGCATCGCGATCAACGCAAGGATGTCAATCCATTCGGGTTCTTGTTTCATTCGATCTCCTCGATTTTTATTTTTAACATCCCACCGATGTCTGGTGCCCAATAGATGCGCAGGTCAACGATCTGTGAGTCGTCTTCATACACACCAGCGTGGGCCAGACCATCGAGTGTTGCCTTGAGCAGATTGTCTAAGTCTCTGCGTCGTTTATCTGGCCTCCATGCCTCGATCACTACACGCAGTGGCCCCTTAAAATGCCTGATCTGCTTTTGTAGCATCATCTGATCTCCGACGGTCTCGCGGTACTCGCGCCCTCTTGCGCTGATGATCATGCGGCCATCGAAGTTGCGCCAGTAAGTGTTGACCGATGGAGGCCAAGGCAGTGTGATCTCAATCATTGCGGCCTCATGCGATGGCGGATGGCCTCGGACAGTTCCTCTTGGCTCCACTCAAGTGCAAGGTCAGCGCACGCATTGCGTTCGATTGCAATTGCTTGCTTGCTTGTCTGAATAGCGATTGCCATGATCTCTGCTTTCGCTTCTCTCAATGCCTCGTCAAATTCAGTTTGTGTGAATAATTTCATGGCCCCAGAGTTGCCAAGTAGTTGCCTTGCTAAAGGGCTAAGTTCAGCGTCTTGCTTTGTCATTTCCATTCTCCTTCGTTACCTCGGTTACCTTTAGACCATTGGTCTCTAACATCTTTTTCAAGCGTTGATTCGGGGTGAAGTTCGTTCCACCCTTTCTTCCAGCGCCCAGTGTTGTCACTGTAGCCATTGAGCCAACGGTATGCACCATCACGATCTTTAATCCGCATCTTGATGACCTCCCGAACGAGACAGCGGTGCATATGCTCACGGTCTGTTGCTCTTTGCTCCTCCTTGTCATTCAAAATCTTCCTCCATTGTCGAAAGACATAGGCACGCTGTTGTCGTACTCAACAAACTGCTGGCTATCTTTGTGATACCAAAGCGAATACCAATCCTCTGCCTCGCCATTCCTTTGCTTCTCGCACATCAACATGGCGTCAGGGATCATTGGATCGACTGGCCCGTTCTGCGCTTGATGCTCTTTCTTTTTATTGCGCCAAACCATTAGCACATTGTCAACTTGATCACTGATCGCGCCCGAACCTTTAATGTCGTTTTTGTTTGGCTGAATTTCTTCGCTTGCCAACTTACGAATGTGATGGATTAAATGTATGTGAACATTGTGATCACGCGCCAGCGATGTCAACTCATCAACAAACATCTTCTGTGCGTTGTAATCGTCTTCACCAGATACACACTTCATCAATGAGTCAATGAAGATGTGTTGCACACCCAACTCAACCGCGCTGTAACGAGCCACCGCAATCACCTGCTGTGATGTAACCGTGCCCTGCTGGTCGTACAGCCACAACTTGCCGTGCGAGAAATCCTGCAACCTTGTGACCAAGTCCATCAAGTGCTGTTGCTTGTTGACATACATTGGGTTGTAAATGTTCTCGCCTGCAAACTGTCGAAGCATACGAGTCAGCGTGCGCTTGGGCTTCATCTCAAACGATGCAATCATCACGCGCTGGCCCTGCTTGATCAGATGCAATGCAATCTGCCCAGTGACCATCGACTTGCCACCGCCGTTGCCGCCAGCGTACAGCGTCACCTCGCCTGCGCGGAACCCAAAGCCTTGATGCGTCTTCGGCCACGGCATTGTTTGATGCGGCTCTTCTTTTGGATTGATGAAGTCTTCGCGCACCTCTTCTAAAAATTCCATTGCGCCGCGCACCTTTTGGCCGACATCGTTGGCCTTGATGTACTTCTCAAAGTCAACCTCATCAGGTTTGACAATCCGAATGCGACGCGCCTCGTCCAATTCCTTGGCCCGTTTTTGTATCTCAGACACCTGCATATACCACTACCTCCTCAATTCGCTGTTGTGCCACTTTCAATCGCTCCATGTCCTCATTGCTGAGTTGCTTACCCTTGCTCATGTCGTATGCCGCAATCATCACCACCAAGCACTCAAACGACGCAATGCGTAAGAGGTCGCTGGCGTAGAACGCTGACTTCATGCTGGGCTTGCCTGCTTCAGGCCAGTCCTTGCGTTTGTTGTCTGGTGGGAACAAGTCGTTCATGTCCATGCCGACTGCACCAACCACATCATGCACCGCGCAACCACCAAAACAATGCACCAGCACGCGGCCATCTTCGGTCTCCCGAACTGACAGCGATGGTGACTTGTCCTCGTGTGCTGGGCACTGTGCAGTCCAAGAACCATTACGGCCCCTGACCTTGCCTAGACGCGAAACAAAACGCTCGGCTGGGGTCATATCACCCTCCGCCCTGTCGCCTGCTGTTCGCCTGCATCGTCCTCCCAGCGGCGCTGGTTGATGTAGGTCAGAGGCGCAGGATCAAAACCGCCAGTCCACTGGTCGGTGCGCTTCAACTTGTTCACGCTGGAAATGATGGTGTCGGCCACCATATCGAGATCGTGCTTGGCCCACTTCTTCTCGCACTCAGCGCGGGCAACCTTCCTTTTTGACGAAGGCCATGCAGACCAGAAGTCGTTGAATCGCGATGTTGTCGGTGCAACCGACGATATATTCTTATTCTGTATCTGTATCTGTTTAGGGTTAACCTTCGGTTTCGATTCGGTTACCGATTCGGTTTTCTTCGGCCTGCCGCCTCGCTTTCCGAGTTGTCGATTATTTTCAACTTGATGTTGATACTTTGCGATTTCAGCATCACAACGACTGTTGCGATACCCATCAACACCCTTGTCAAAAAATTCCCCCAAAACCGATTCGGTTATGTCCAAATCAAGGCGGATTTTGCGTGCAACCGATTCGGTTTCAAGTGGGATTGGTTTCTCGCTGATGTAGTACAAGTCAAGCAGGCGGCGGTATGCCAAGTCTTCGGCATCCGACAGGTGGTTGGTGTGTGTGATGTAGTCGCCCAAATAGAATTTGTACCAGATCACTTGATGTCTCCAAAGATGTCAGGCCGCAATGTTGCACGCAACA